CTATTTGATAACGCGTTTAGTTTGTCCACGTCATTGAAGAATGAGCAGTTATCTACCGTAACAGAGAATGGGTATGGGTTATCCGATACGTATTTACAGTTATGGAATGTACATCCTTCTATCTTCGTTTGTTTTGTTGCATATGCTACAGTAGATGTAACCTGACATCCGTACATATAGTTGTTAGCGAATAAAACTTCACCGAACAGGGTAACCTTACTAAATCTAATGATATTACCAGTAGCTACTACTTTATCTGCTCCACCGTTTATCGCTAAACTTACGTACCCACTGTTAGTAGGAGGCAACAATACATTGTCCTTAACGAAGATGTTTTTACCATTAACTACGATGATGTTGTACTTCTCATTGCTGTAGAAGAAGTTTTTATTAATGTGTATCATCTGGTTTAGGTCGTATCCATCCTCTATATCTATCCCGGATTGTGGGTCTACACCCGAAATATGATGTATCTGGTTTCCATCTATGTAAAGGTTTTTCGCTCCACAAACAGATATACCTTGTCTTCTATTATGGTGTAAGTCGCACTTGTTTATGTATACGAACTGTGCAAAAGTAGGGACACGAACATTTATTGTACAGTTAGCTGCTACAGGTACGTTAGATTGGTGAAGTACGACTCTTGCGTAACTTGCTCCAGTTGGTACTTCTACTTCATCGAAGAATTGCACACTCTTAGCAGAAGATATAAATGCGTCGTTCGATTTATAGAAAATTACATCGTAGTAATCACATTTAATATCAGCACCTAATCCACCATATCCATTTCCGTATAAACCGAAATATTTATATTTTGTAATAAGTGGCTGCGTCATATCGAACTTTAATGTTGAACGGATTTTAGTTGTACTAGCAGCAAGGGTACCATCTGTATTGCTTATCGTTCCTAATTCCCATGATGATGCTAGGTTTGTAGGTGTAGGTAGAATCTGACCAAAGGAACTATTCAGTGTGATAGAATCTCCTGTAAAATCAGATATTTCTAAATTTTCTAATACAATAAATCGTAAGTTATTGCCGCCATCTGCTGGAGGAGAAAAACTACCTAGCTCTATACCGTATCCACCTTCATGCGTTCCGCCACTACTATAGTCGTGTAAGTCTTTGTCACCTACTATTTTACCATTCTTAATTGTTACGTATTTCTGGTTATGCTTAAAACTAACTACGCTGTATGTTTGAAGGTTGTTCGTTTCCTTCTTTAGTGTAGCTCCGTTTAAATCTATTGTTAAATAATCTACAGGTTTTACCGCACTATCCTTGCTAATAAGGTAGGTTCCTTTAGGGAATACTACATCTGTGAAACCATTATTACTAGCCCAATCTAATGCGTTATTGATTCCTGTAGTTGTCTCTGTTGCTTTTGTTCCTACATTACTTATACCCCACTTACTCAACTCTAGTATATATGAGGAAGCTTTACCTTGATTCGGTGCTGGAACCCATTTACCTAAAGTAGAGTCGTATGTAAGAACATCTTTATCGGTCATACCTACCAAACTAACATCTTCTAAATGTGCTAGTTCAGAGCTACCCCCGACAGGTATATTGATATTACCGTTTTCATCCGGTGTAATTCCGTTTACTTTTTTGATTGCTTTTAACAAGTCTAGTTCTAGGTGCCTAAATAAATCCTCATTTTGTCCTGTGTACATCCCATTTCTAAATGCAGTATGATACGGACTAGACATGACTTCACTCCTTTCTGAACATACATATAATATAACAAAAGAAGCCATCATTACGACAGCTTCTTGTAACATTTTTTTGATATATTAATTATGGAATAGTTTAATCTCCATATTCAAGAAATCTCTACCTTCTTTTATTTTTTCACCTTTTTGGTGTAGTTCCCATTGTAACTCCATCCACTGGTTAGTAAAGTTTTCTACCTCTGTACGCTCTACATATAAATCTAAGGAATCATCGGATAATACATTAGTCAACCTAATGTGGTTAGGTTCGACACTTTCCATTTTACAACCAATGAAGTCATAACCGAAGTCAGACAGTACAACGGTATACAACCACTTACGGAATTTCATATCTTGCATTTCCCTTATTCTATCTGTTAAAATACGTGTTTGTTCCTGCATCTGGTCGTGTATCCTATAAGATAACACTCTCAATTCTGCATTCCCCGCAAAATCTAATCCCAGTTTCTTCTTAGACTCTTCTGTTTTTACTTCCGTGTTCTTGTACATTTTAACATTTTTTGGTACTGATACTTCTCCATATAGTTGATGGAAACTAGCTTGTCTTTGTAAATCTCTTAACCTCTCATCAATAAAATCGTTATAACTCATTTCAATTCCTCCTTGATTTGTGTAATTGTAAACGTCATCCCTTTGATATATGTTTCGTGTTGTACTAGATAACACTCATCATCGTAAGTATAGTCGCAATGATATAGAAATGCTCTAATAGTGTGAGGTGTTGTATCTACCTTTATAACGAACTCACATCCGTAACTATCCTCTAAATAGATGATTAGGCTATCGAAGTATGTAATTTTCGCGTTGTCTGGTAACAGTTTGTCCGCAATGTACTTAACTAATTTCGTTGGCTTCTTCATATTATCTCCTCCTTTTATGTGAATCTAGGGTTATTTCTATAGATTAATTCTTGTTCTAAATAATACTTCTTCAATCTTAATGAATTTTCTTCTTTCTGTGTAAGCTCCTTATTCTTTAGCTTATCAATAACTTCGTACCTTTCTCTAACCAATTCTTGTCTTTTCATATTGTCTCCTCCTTTACTTTTAGTATACATAGCTTCTAAAAAATGTCAACAAAAAAAGAGACTAAATTAATAGTCTCTTAATTATTATGCGCTACGAACGTTAGCAGAAGTCAAGAAGTAGAAACGAGCTGTCTCTGAACTGATTTCACCAACGTTAACACTTTCATTGTAGCTGTCGATAGAGCAACCGCGATACGCGATTACTACTTCTTGTGTTAAGTTATCGTATAGTACAATGTC